TTCAAGTTTTATATTCGCATTCTATCACCATTCTGGTAATAGTCAAAATCTATCAGAAAAACGCCTTTTCGCTTCTGCTGGTCTATCACGACTTTGCCTGTATCAAAGAAGCGGTCTATCACTGTTTCAAGCCGCCCCAAGTTCTGTAGCGTGTCATGCGCATCCTTGAGCCTGACCTCATAGTGCCGGTCCTTCTTGATAGCCTCTAGGCTACGGTAGATTGAGGCGCGGATTTCCATCAGTGCGGCCTGGTATACAGGGTTTTCTTTGACCTGCTTCGCAAGCGCCGCTCTGTTGATCTTTTCCTGTTTAGCCTGGTCTTGGCTGTGTTGGTCGGTCATTATTAGTCACTCTCAATTTGTCCTGATGAAATTGTGTTGTTAGTCTTGATTTGTTCTGGGTTGGCAGATGCGGGCCGATACATGCTCTCACTGACCTCAAAATCCCTGGATTTTCCTTTGTTTTCTACAAATCCGAAACGTTTATAAAATTCAGTCAGACGGTTTTTGTTACCACCGAAGTCTGCCGAAGGGGAAAGGTCTACTCGCTTTCCTATGCTATCTGCGTAATCAATAAGCTCTTGCATTGCCTGGGTGCCTGCACCACGGCCCCTGTTGGATTTCGGAACAACCATCTGATTCAGAATAATGCTGTCAGAGCGTTCGCTGACTGATGATTTTATCCCTCGGTCTTTCCATAATGAAGATAATGAATTAGCTTCCGCACCAGCTACAGCCCCCCGCTGCCTACCCATCTGACCACCTGATGTTGCCAAGTCGCCTACGTCTAACTTCCTGCCCTCCATTGTGCCGCCGCTGCTATTTCTGATAATCAATTCATCTTCTGGAACGTCTAGCGTCTCCCAGGGTGGTGTGGCCCTGCGCTCTTCTAGTGTCATGTCCATGCGGGTTTCGACGTTTCTGGCTTCAGCCTCGCCTGCCAGTCTCCTGTAAGCCTTTTCCGGAGTTGGCTTATCTATCCTTAGATACTGTTCCCCCATACTGTCAACCCGTTCAAGCTCTGGAAACTTCCCTGATACTTCAGAGCTAAAGTCGTCATATAATTTTGCCAACTGCTTATCCCCAGAAATTGGGTCTATCGTGTCAGCATCTATTCTGGATTCTAAATCGTCGATTAAAGGTTCGTACTTTTCTTTAAATATCTTGTTTTTAGCGTCTCTTTCAGCCCTGTACTTAGCCGTCTGAATTATTCTTTTAACTTCGGCCTTTATCGGCTCAACATCTTTCCACTCCTGATAGCCCTTGAGCTGCCTCATCTCTGAATCGGCTATATTCTTCGCTGATCCGCCTGTCGCAAAACCTTCTATTTCCTGCACGTTGTGCTGGGTTTCTATGCAGCAAAGTTGATTTGTTCCTGTTCTTATCCCATAGAGTAACCGATGGCGACATATCCTCTATACCGGCATGATCAAACCTTACTCCGGCGTTAAAGTTACCGCCCGCTCCAGGATTAGCCCACGGGTAGGACACCAATTCTGTATCTCTAAGCTCTGGGTAATTATCAAGCAATTGCTGGTGCTCTAACCCTTGGTCGAGCCTCCCATACTTGTAATTTGCCTCGTTAGGAAGTGCGCTTAGATTTTCAGATGCTCCACTATCATCAATCTCAAATTTCCAATTACCATCGCTGTCATTAAACCACCCAGTCTGACTCCATATTTCATCACGGTTAGCACCTTTCGATGCCATATCCTGTGCGCTGGAAAGTGCGTCCATATCCGCATTCTGCGCCCTAACGCCTGCAAATGTGCCGCGCTGCCTACCCATCTGACCACCTGACGCTGCCAAGTCGCCCGCCTCTAACTTCCTGCCGGGTATCTTACTCAGAATCTTACCGCCCACCATGTCTGGTGCTACCTCAATGCCAGTACGCACAGCCGTTGCCAGTGCCGGGGAGCCAGTAACATCAAGGGTAGTGTCACCCATCCATTCAGCGCCACGCTGTAGCGGTTCTACAACAGGCGCAATCAGGTTGCCTATGTCCTGCATTACTTCCTTGCCGCCTTGGGTTCTTGGCTGGTACGTCATTGCGTCCTGTGTGCGCTTGATTGCGCTGCTTGCCGCATCAACTCCGAACGGTAGGCCTGCCATGCCAACAAAGCCACTCACAGGCTCTGATATGGCCGCTGAACCAATTGTTAACAATGGCTCAATGTAGTTAATAAGCGTCTTTTTGCTGCCTGCTGCCCGGTTGCGTATCTCTTGCAGTGCTGCCCGGCGATCATTAGATAGAACCCCGCGCTTCTCTGCTTCTACGGCTTCGGCTATCTGTCTGAGTTCAGCCATTTACTGCCCCGCCACAATTGCCAATAGTTCTTGGTCGGATTTACCAGCCAAACCAGCCTGAATTTTTTGTATCTCAGCCAATGAATTGCCCTCTTTGGCTGCCAGTGCTGTGTAATCATACTCAGATTTAACAAGCAATTGATCATACTTGAACTGCATGTCCTTGGCTTCTTTGTTAAATTTCAACTCAGCATCACGCAGCTTCTCGGAGTAGTTCTGCTGCATCTTGAGCGTTTCAAGCTCGGCCTCTTGCTTTTGCCTGAGCTGAGTTAGCTTCATTTCATACTCGCCTTTGACCTTCTCTGCTTCGGCCAATGGGTTTTGTTGCTGTGCTTCCATTTGCTTAACCATCTGCTTGAGCATGTCGCGTTCAGCAGTGACAATTGCCTCTGGCACTTCGGGGTTATTGAATAGCTGACTGACTGCGTTGCGGCCCATGGTTTTTGTCATTTCGGCCAGCGTGTTGTATAGCTTGGTCTGGTCGACCAGTGTTGAACCACTCGCTAGCAGTTGTGACTGTATTTGGTAGATAGCTGACAAATTGCCCATCTTCTGCTCATCGTCGCCAGCACCTGTGCCTACGGTCGCCGCTACCTTATGGTCATATTTCCACTCTGTCGGGTTGATGGTCATCTGCCGGCCAAGCACCCGTACCTCAAGATCAGTGTCTTGGTAGTGCGCTGCGAACCATGCTATGCCCTCCCAGAGATCACGGTAGCCAACCTCAGCAATGACACGGGCCACTAGCTCAATCTTAGCTGCTGCGGCTTGCTCCATGCCTTTGAATCGTGTTGCCGTTTCCTCGTGTAGGTTATCAGCCTGCAATGCCTGGTTGGCCATGGTAGCGCCAGTGCTGGCCGTCTTCTTGCCATCCATGTACGCGACAACTTGCAGTGACTTGTCGCCGATGTAAGGGATCTGGATTGGCATTAGTGAATCATTGACGCTGCCCTCTGTCCGGATCAGACCGTTCAGTGAAATATCAAGCAAGTCATCAATGTCCACTGCTTCACTGTGCAGCATGCGCGGGTTGTTGACTGCGTAGATGTTGTCCAGCATCTGACGCCACAATACTGTGTTTGTGCGGTCATACTGGCGTGTTAGCTCTGCCCTGGGTGAGCCAATAACATCGTAGGGCATAAGCATTGAGCTAATAATAGCGTAAGGTACGTGATCGAATGGCTCATTCTCAAGCACCGTATTGCCGACCTGTATGATGTGCCGGCGCTCTGCAATGCCGTCGCCGTCATAGTCTACAAGAGCGTAGACGTCATAGCCTTCAATTTCTTGATTTGACCAACTCAGGTATGTATCACTGTCCCAATCCTCGCCGCCCTGGTCGTTGTAGCGTACAGCCTTGAGCGTGTTGCGGTCGTTATCTCCACCATCACTAGAGCTTGGAAGCTTGTCGATTTCATCAATTGACCAGCCCTCTTGCACAAGATCGCCCCGGCGCTTCTTAAACCGTTTGCCGATAATATCAGCATCGTTCTTGTTGGTAGCATTTCGACTGATGATCATGTCTTCAATCGGCACGCCGCTCATAAAGTACTCATTGCGCTCATAAGTAATGCGAATCGTGGCGTCCATAACGCCTTCTTCTTCGTCATCGCTCTCAATGATGTCGACCTTATCAACGTCCGTTTCTGCTTCAATGCTGGCAATAATTGCTGTCAGTTCATCGGTGTCAATGCCCGTGTACTTCTTGACCTTGGTGTCTCTGACCTCTTTGCAGCCATACTCAATAGCGGCAATGCTCTGAATCTCAGACGCTTTAAGCCAGTCATGCTGCGTTCTGAATGAGTTGGGAATGTTTTTAATGATGTAGCTGACAATCGCCTGCTTGTCTTTTGCCTCTTTGTAAGCCTCACGCGTCTCTTTGATAGGCTCAAACTCTACCGGATCACCAGCACCAAGGAACACACGAGCAAGGCTGGGCATGTCGGATTCAACGAGATCCCGGGTATCAGTGCTGACAACCCGCGAACGACCTTCGACCTCATCGCCGTATGCCTCTGCCTTATAGCGTTTCAGGTACTCCTCATTGTCTGTTAATAGAGTACCGCTATCGGTGACGGCGTTTTCTAACCATAAAATCAACAACCGTCGCAAGCTGTCGCTCGTCCATTTTTTCAATTTTCTATGCGATAGATACCCGTTTAGGCTTTGATCGAGTGCGTTTTTGTATTTTATCACTAATTGACAGCGACATCATTAAAGTGTCTGCCATATTAGGGGATGCTATGTCCAGTTTTTTCATGTCAGGTTTTGAAAGTATTTGTATCTGGCCGTTGCCGCTGGGCTTTCTGGGTATCCTGCATACCTCTGATCGAAGCTGCTGAAGGTCTTTTATGTCAGATGAAATGCTTATTAGGCCGTCAGGGTCATGGTACTCACCATGCTCCACTGCTCTGTAGGTGCGGTAGAACCTATCCCTTAAAGCCCAATAATACTGGGCACGCTTATTCCTGAAAACATCTTTGTTTTTCATAGACTTAGCTGAATTATCATCAATGGGCTCATACATCATATCGGGTCTGTCTGGTGTCATACCGCCCCTGAATGCCTCTTGATCTATCTTGTGCCCTGTTAATCCCTCGGATACTTGGCGACGCAGGCTTAACCCAAGCCCGTCAGCGTCCCATATAAACGTCTGAGCATCTGCCTTAATCGCGTAGTCAGTGGCCCAATCAGTAGCTTCGTTCACATCACCGGCCTTTCTTTGCATCACGTCATAAAAGATTGATCCATGGCGATAGCTCATACCCTTAGCATCCCCGCCCGTGTCAGCAGGATCGAAAGATATGACTTTCTTACCTACTGGTTTAAATCCTAGCTTGATATGGGCATCAATGGCGGCGTCAAATTCTTCTGCGCTGATGATGCTATCTTCAACTTCGTCCATAAATGCCCCTCCCATATCCAATCATATTTTAGCCCGGCTGATATGTTTGAAATCCCACTCACGCAACATGTTTTGCTCATCGTTACGCCAAGGATTATCCCGCCAGTTGACTATGACAATGTAATGCATCTCATCTTCATAGAATCCATCTCGCATTAGCTGATCATAGTATGGGGTTATAAACCGCCTGCTGAATGGATCTGTTGATGACTGGGGATTGGCTGTGAACCAGCATTGAGCGCCAGGGTTTCGGATAATGGTAGGAAGTAGTTTATCAAGGCTGGCTTGGCTTGCTCTGTGGGCTTCTTCGAACCATGAGCGTAAGTAATCTTGAGCACCCTGCATAGCGTCCGGGTTTCGGTTAGCGCCCTTGTATGTCGTTCTAGCCCCATTGGGGGCTATTACTGTGTTTGCTTGTATGTCCCATCCACTTAGACTTAGCCGCTTTTCGATAGATGACTTGAACACCTTGTGAACTGAATCAGCTACTGAGTCTTGGAACTCACGCAGACAGTAAATATCATATCCTTTGGCATCCATTTCAAAAGCTAGCATATCCCCTACGCCAAGACTCTTACCGCTTGACCGACCTCCTATAGCAATTTTTAACGGCTGCGGCTTGGTAATGAATGGCAGGAGTTTAGCATTGACGTTGAGGGTAGGCATTATTCGGGGAGTGTTTGTATTGGGTTGATGATCCATGTTGATTCAGTTTTAACAGCACCGCCATCAGCCCCGGTAAGCTCTGTCTGGCTCTTGTCTGAGTAGCCATGTTTCGTCAGCATGACCTTTGATATCGTGCTGTTGTACTCGCCTATCATGGCATTTTTAACAATATTTAGCTCTTGGCGCATCATTATTTTATCAAAGATGTCCGAAAAAGATGCTTTTCAGGGTCTTTATCCCACTCATAGGCAGTGGACCTGGCTATTCCGACATACAGGCAAAGGCCAACATGCGACGGGAATAGCTCCTCATTTTCCAAGTAACCCGACTCCAAGTATTGCCTGCATTGCTCTAGCAACTCATCTGTATACTTGCTGGGTCTGCCTAACATTGCTGCCATGTGTATTAGCTCCTCGTGGGTTGGCTAGTGTGAGTTTACTTTTTGCCTTTCTTTCCCTTGCCGCCGTATGTGCTCTTGGCCTTGCCCTTGCCTTTATTCATCATCTTCATGTCATTTACTCACTGTTGTGGTTGTTCTGGAATTACTATGATGTGCCCCGGTCTTTAGCCTGGAATGACAGGTTAAACTCTGCGGTAAGGCTCGGCGTTGAGCCGATAGTAACAATAGCAGTATACCGCGCATTGTGTGTTAAGGCTAAATCAGCCTCAATAATGCCGGAATAGCTGCCCGGTGAGTTCAGTGTAAGGCTTGTGGGCCATACCTGCCCAGCTACCTCAGCGCCGTTACTGTCCAGTATGGTAAACGTACCAGTTTCAGTTAACAGCGACTGAGAACCATTTAACGCCGTCAGCTTTGCACTGGTAACACGTAGCAGGTTAGTGTTATCAATGAATACGTTCATTACGAACTCGTTACCGTCAGCGAGATTGTAACGTCCAGGGTGTCACCATCTACCAGTGCGCGGTCGCCCTCGGTTGCTGCTTTGACGCTGAACAGGGTGCCAGTAGTTCCGCCCTTGGTTGCCACGGTTGTCAGAAAACCACCGCCGACGTCGGTAGTTCCGCTTGCCGTGAATGTTGCCGCCGTTGCGTTGGTTGTTACACCACCGCTTGCAGCGCCTTGACCCCATGCTTGGCGGGCCGATTCATCGTATGCCGTGACTTCCGTCCATCCTGAATGTGATGCCATTGTATCGCCAGCGGCAACGGTAGGTGATGCGTCAGTTAGGCCGATGTAAAGCGTCGACGCTACCAAGTCGTTTTCAAGCAGGTAATCAAGGCC